AGAACATAGAAAATTCATACAGGCTCTACCAAAGGACAATAAGCACCTTCATCCATCATATTTAGAATCACTATTACAATTGGACACAAACAGCAAGGAGCGTTTATATTTTGGAAATTGGGAGTATGATGACGATCCTGCAACAATAATCGACATGGATGCCATAACCGACTATTTTAATCCTGTTCATGTTGCAAAAGGGGAAGATAAATATATGACGGTCGATGTTGCTAGGCTAGGAAAGGACAAAACCGTTTTTAGGATTTGGGAGGGATGGCTATGTACATATCGATATGAAATTCCTAAAAGTAAATTAACATTTGCAGTCCAAAGAGCAAAAGAACTACAATCAAAGCACGGGGTAAGCAACTCAAACACATTGGCGGACGAGGATGGCGTAGGGGGCGGTTTTGTTGATTTTCTTGGGTGCAAGGGATTTGTAAACAATTCAAGCCCGTTGAACGGAGAGAATTACACCAATTTAAAAAGTCAATGCAGTATTTTAATGGCCAAACTTATACAGGCCAGAAAGGCCGGCGAAAATTGCATAGACAATGATGTAAAGGATGCCACCTCCGAAGAAATGGAGCAGGTCAAGATAAAGGACATTGACAAGGATGGAAAATTGGCCATAATACCCAAAGAAATTATAAAGGAAAAAATAGGCCGTTCGCCTGATGACTGGGACTCGATTATGATGCGATATTACTTTGAACTCGCCCCTAAAATGTTCTTCTTTTAAATTTAGTAAATTTGTACAAACAAGATTGAAATGGTAAGAGAATCACTTAGGCGGACGTTGGCCAACTTTATCGACCCTTCCTTAAAGACATATAACAAGTTTGCCCAAGCATTTTACGGGCTCACCGGAATACCCCTTCAACTATATCAAGTAGGTTCTGAAACATATATCGACAAGGGTTATCTGTATAATCCGGTCGTATTTTCCGTTATCAAGGCAATTTCAGAAAAATCAAAGAGCATCCCATACACGATAAAAAAGGTAAAGGATGCCAATGCCTTAAAAATGATGTACAACATTAAGGATATTACCAAACCACAACTACAGATTAAGAGGGGCTTATTACAGACCAAAGCCTTTGAAGAAAAACTATTCGAGATGCCAATGGAAAGACCCAACCCATTGCAGTCTTGGGCGGACGTTATTGCTCTCTATCAAACGTTTATTTTTGCTACCGGAAATTTTTATATGTATATCCTAAAGGGTGATTTTGATAGCATACCATTGCAGGTCTACGTTCTTCCGGCGCACATGATGCAGATAGTTTTGAAGGAGGGGTCGAACGTTATGGGTATGGAAAACCCTATCGACCATTATTTATTGACCGAGGGGCAAAAGTATATCGAGTTTAAAGCGGAAGAGGTCATCCACCTAAAAGAGCCTAATCCGGATTATGGGATGAACGGCGAACACCTGTACGGACTAAGCCGGCTAAGGGCTGCGTTACGCAACATCCAAAGTTCAAACGAAGCCATAGACAACAACAATAGAACGCTTTTGAATAGCGGTGCATTTGGGTTTATCACAGGTAAAGGCGTGCCTTTAAGTCCGGAGCAAGCCGATGCAATGAAATCACGCCTACAGGAAATGAGGGCGGATAAATCAGCTTTAGGACAAATAGCGGGCGCAAGTGCAGAACTGAACTTCACTAGAATATCAGCGACCACGGACGAACTAAAGCCGTTCGACTATTTAATGTTTGATGAAAAGCAGATATGCAACGTATTGGGATGGGATAATAAACTATTGAATAATGACCAAGGTGCCAAATATGACAATATAGAAAACGCAGAGCGGAGGGTGTTAGTAAATACTATAATGCCATCCCTAAAGAGTTGGGACGATATGATGACCCAAGTATTTTTGCCTATGTTCAAAGGGTATGATGGCACCGTTTACGAGCATGATATTAGTGAGCTTCCGGAGATGCAAATTGATATGGGTACTATGGTGGGGTGGCTTACCATTGCAAGATCTGACGGAGCAATCAACCTAAACGAATATCGTAGTGCTTTAAGGTACCCAACATCTGACGACCCTAACATGGACATTCACACGGTTAAGGACGACATTATACCACTATCCGAAGCATTAATGCAAGATTTCAACAGAAATGAACCAACGCAAATTTAGAAGGACTTGGTTAAGACTTCATAGCCGATATGAAAAAAGGGCTTTCGTAATATTCCGGAGGTCTTTACGGGAATCCGCAAACCGAGTGCCGTGGGAACAAATGGACAGGGGAAACTATAAAATGCTTATTGAATACAACATTAACGAGGTGGAGATAAATAAAGCCTATCAAAACCTTTATGTCGATATTGGCACCATCCATGGCAAAAGGGTTCTGAACGGCATAAATGCCATGATAAAAACATCGACAAAGAATTTCACAATAGATAAATTTATACTGGCATTTGAAAATAACATAGCCAACTTTATCCGCATGAGCCTAGGGCAAAGCATCACAAGCGTTAAGCAAAGCCTAATAAAATACCTACTTGAAGAAGTAATCAAGGGAAGAAATGAGGGGTTGGATATGCGACAAATAGCCGGCAACATCAAAAAACTTGTTAATAGCAGGAATTTCTATAGATGGCAGGCAATGCGGATAGCCAGAACGGAAACGACCTCCGCAGCAAATTACGGGGCATCGATTGTAAGCAAGGAAAGCACCATCCTACTTGAAAAGGAGTGGATAAGCGCAAACGACGCAAGGGTAAGGAGAAAACCGGATAGTTTCTATGACCATAACGAGCTTAACGGTACAAGGGTCGGGGAAAACGAAAGCTTTAACGATAACGGTTCTATGTTAAGGTTTCCGGGTGATCCTGATGCAGCCGCCGGGACTAGAATTAATTGCAGGTGTGCAATGTCATTAACGGCTAAGCTCGACCAGAACGGGGACTTTATATTTCGATAAAAAAATTTGATTATCTTTGTTAAATAAGGCAAATAATATGTTGGGATTGCTAGAACATAAGAATTTCACGGGGAGCATAAAGGACGTAGACAGAAAAAACCGCATAGTTACGGGATATTTGGCAGCGTTCGATGACCAAAAGGACAGTGATGGAGACATCGCTGAAATAGGTATGTTTTCTAAATCAGTTAAAGAAAGGGGGCCATCTGGAAGCAATGAGATATTTTTTCTTAATCAACACAATTGGCAACAGCCGCACGGCAAATTTGCTATGTTGGAGGAGCAAGACGGAAAGGGTCTATACTTTGAAAGCCAAAAATTACCAAACACAACCTATTCAAACGATGCCATCGAGCTATATGCCGAAGGTATCGTCAAGGAACACTCATACGGTTTTCAGCGAATAAAGGACGTTTTCGACAAGGAACGCAACGCCACCAGAATGAAGGAGGTTAAACTATATGAGGGGTCTAACGTTACTTTGGGAGCGGATCCTAACACTCCTTTTTCGGGTTTCAAATCCTTAACAATACTAGAAATAAACGAAAAGTCAAGTGCTATCCTTAAAATGTTAAGAAACGGCACTTTGACGGACGATATGTTTTTGACCCTTGAAATTGCATTAAAACAACTGCAAAGCGAGTCATACGAACTAGGTAAAAAATCACTCGAAGAGCCGTTTAAACACACTCAAATAGAGCCGATAACCGCAGAATCTAAAGCGATTATTAATTATTTAAACGAAAAAAATGGAATTTAAAGACGCATTGGTAGCACTAGAAACAAGTGTAAAGGCCGATAATAAAGAAATGATTGCAAAGTCGATTGAGGCTTTGGAGGGAACTTTTGGCGAAAAGCTAAAGGATTCAAGTGTCGAGGTCAAGGCCTTAGTGGCGGATTTGGTAAAAAGTGCAGAAGAAGCATTGACAACTAAATTCAACGACTTTAGCGCAAAATTGAACGAAAAGAATGCGATCAAAACGAAGGAAGCCGCAGGATATACAGAAAACATGAAGTCCTTTATCGAGGCCAACATGGAAAAAATTGGAGCGGTAACAAAAGGAAAGTCCGCAAACTTCGACAAGACCGAAATGAAAGCCGTTGCCAATATGTTGGTAAGTGGCGACCACGTAACGGGCGATTACATCCGAGACTACAATCTCAACGTAGTTGCACAACCCGGACAGGCATTGAACGTATCG